TAAGTTAGGTTGATCCCAAGAATTTTTTTGCCACAATATATTTATTTTATTTGGATCAAGTGGGACTTTACCTGGTATTGATGTACATATTTGAAATTTATTTAACAAATCTTTAGATACATACTTTTCTAAAAACTCGTGTTGTATTTCTGTTGCACCTCTAGGTTCCATTATTTTTTAGTTAACGCTCCCATTTCACCAATTCTCGTAACTTTAATTTCAAGGTCTTGCCTAAAATCATCCACAGTAGTGTCAGTATTGGGATCAGCAACATCAGCATCAAAATCAGCTTTACTAGCATATACTTTTCCCGTTCTTTTATGTTTTATAATTTCAGTTGCTACAGCAGGGATTTTAGGTAAATCACTCATTTAGTTCTCCTATTATTTTTGTCTTCGCCCCTGTCTATTATATTTTTTATTATTTTGCAATTTCTTTTTTTTATTAGGAGTTTTACAATGTCTTCGAGGCCTTTTCCTAGGCTTATCTCTTTCAACAAAATCTTTAAATTTTCTAGCCATTTTCCTGTGATCTATCTATTTGAGCATAACTGATAGCACCTTGGATTGTGTTACTTCCTGTTGCTGCTTGCACTGTTATTGCATCTCCTGCTTCTAGATTCAAACCTTGTGGAGTGGCGTTTATCTGTGATTTTGCAGCCACATCATCTCTAAAAAATTCATACTCTGCACCAGAGTCAGATGAATCAACTAAATTCATATTAACTAAAATAGCTGATGAAGCATCAGTATTACTACAATAAACACTTTTAACAATTACTGTTGCATCACTAGGGCAAGTGAATACTGTAGTCTTGCCTGTACCTGCTTGTTTAAAACCTTGATTTTTATATTTTATAGTCATGATAAAAAGTAATTAAAAGCATCCTGTTCATTTTTAAGTTCTTGTTGATAAGAAGTGTTTAACTTATCTTGCATCGTTCGTAAAGACTGAGTCACTTGTCTTTGGTTTTCTTCAGTATATACAGATGTGGGCTCTGGTATTACTATATCTACTCTAGCCATTATCTCATACCATCTGGTTGAACATCTACTCTAAAAGTACCATATCTCCAATTTTGATCAGTAGAAGTATTTGCAATTTTAATACTTGCAAATCTAGACCTAGCCCTGGTGTCTACCTTTTGTGTAGATCCGGTAACCGTGAATGGTCCAAGTGGAGAAGATGCTTCCGTATCACTAGGAAAATCTCTTAACAAGATAGTTACTTGAGCGTTACCTTGTATAAGTTTAAAATCTGGAATAAATCTTCTCATACTCATAAATCTTTGCCCCTCACCATCTACTGATAAACTAAAATCTCCCGATTCAATAAAAGCTTCAATGGCTGTTTTATTACCAGATGTATCAACTTGGTCTGTACCTGTTTCATGACCATAGTAAAGTGTTCCTCCATTAATATTAGTAACCCCTTGGACAAGAGGAAAAGTTGGAGTTGTAGTTGAATTAAATTCAGTTGCATATGGGACATCATAAAGATTTGCATCTACCCAAGTAGTTCTAGCTAAAGATCCAGTTGTCCAAGTTCCACTTTGATAATTATAAGTTACACATCTATCATTAAAATCTGATCCTGCTTTAGGGTAGAACCAAGTTAATTCCTCATATAAATGGTTTAAACCAACATATATTGATTCACCGTTTTGATAGTTAACTCCAAGGTTATCGCCTTTACTTGTAAAAACAAAGTCTTCAACTTGGCACGGTAAGGATTTAACTGTACCATCAAAAACAAAGAATCCACCAGATTCACCCATCCAATAAACTGCTCCATTAACATATTTTATAGAATGTTGACCTATAGCACCACAATTAGAACCAACTTGTCTAATAGAAAAAGTAAACGGTGGACCAACAAATTGAATTACGTAAGCTGAATTATCTGTTAAAACAAGGGTATAGTCTTTACCTTTTACGGCTCCTACTATTTTTGTTCCTGCATCTATTCTAAATGTACCTGCAGTATTTATTGATGTTGGTATGTAATCACTAATATCTTCTTGATCTGAAAATCTTATAAACATTTTATCTTGTGTGCCACCGCTACCAATTGTTGTCTCTGTACCTAACATTAACAAATGTCTATCTCTATCTGATACTAAAGACATAACTGATCTTTCTGGTGCACCACTTACCACTGTTGCTCTAGTAGTTAAAGCGTTAGGATTAGAATTTATTGGGTTCCACTCAAAAGTTTTGCCATTTTTAATTGTAGCAATTAATTTTTCTCCAAAATTATCTAATGACCAAGAAGCAGGATCAATTGTTAACGTAGAAGACAAGGAAGCTACTCCCCATCCAGTATAGTATTCAACACCAGATCCAGATGCATGAGCTGATCTAGTACCTGCAGTCGCTCTAGTAATTCCTGTAAGATCATTTGTAGATATACCGGTATAAGAAATAAACTCTGCTCCAACTTTTACTGTGCCAGAAGTTGGAAATCCTGTTGTTGACGCAAGTGTAATAGAGGTTCCCGATCCACCCGTACCTGCAGTATCATCTAATAATGCTCCGTTCAAGGTTCCAAATACTTGTTGTCCTCCTCCCCATAATCCTGTTCCCCAACCAAAACCATAAGTAAAGCCTAAAGCACCTGCACTTACATAGGGGTTAATTGTTGCAGAGCCACTTCCGTTGACCGTGGTTCCTGCTGCACTCGCCATTGTTATAGTAAACTCATCACTGTTTGGGACAGTAACAACTTGAAAAGTATTTGTCGTAAAATCTGATGCAGTGTATCCCGCACCTGTTGGAGGAGTCACAGAAGTAAATGTAAATAAGTCACCTGGTTGTAAAGTATGTGCAGCTTTGTTGACAGTAACTGTTGCTGACGTATTAACTGTATCAAAAGTACAACCTGTTATAGCAGTTTCTAATGGAGTTATATCGTAGAAAGCACCCTCATAATAAATAATTAAAACTTTATTTGTGCCTATAGCAGCATATCTTCTACCATCTAAATCAGCCCATACAAACTGTTCTCTTGCTGCCCCTACTAAAGAAGAGTTTACAATCTGTTCCCATCCACCTATTTTTTCTGGTAGACCATATCTAAATCTAACAAAATCACCATCAGTCCATTGACCTTGTGCTCCTGTTTCAGTTACTTGTTTGTTAAATCCTGGTGCTATTTGTATTTTTGTTAAAGGCATGCTCCCATTATACTACATACCTTTTACCTTATAAAGACTTACTTACCTTCAATTTTAGTAGTTTCGTAAGTTGTAAGGTTTTTTGTTTCTTCGTCAAAGTTTTTATGTAGTTCTGCAGCTAGATTTACTAAGTTATTAGTAAAATGTCTTAAACTTGCAGCACTCAAAAAAAGACCTTTTTTGTTTTTTATAATCTCTCTTTCTTCTTCAGAAAACTCTAAAAAACAAGAGCCATCTTTTTTAGATTGTATAAATTTCATTGTTTATCTCCAAGTTTGTTTCTCTTATCATACTTATAATCTTTAAATTGTCCATTAGCATCTACGTAATGTAAAAAACATTGTGCATGCCAATCTCCTAAAAATTTATTTCTCCAATGAAGTAAATCGCATCCTAAATAAATAGCTGCGTCTCCTGGCTCTAAGTCGACAGCTTGACCATCCATATAAATTGGCCAACTTGTTCCATCTGACCCTAAACAAATTGTTACTGATATTTCACAAGAAGGTCTGTCCTTATGTTTTTTTAAGTCTGAAAATTTAGTGTACATCCTAAAAAAAGAATATGTAGAAAAAAGACTTAAACCTGTCAACTCTTCCATTTTTTTTCTTTTGTTTTCAAGTAAAATTTCAAATATAAGTTCAGATGAACCTTTAGTATCATAAACACTAGATTGTTGCATATCTACTCCATACTGAAATTGGTTATGTTTATGATAGTATTCTACATAATCACATAATAATTTTGTTTCTTCTGGTGATAGAAAATTTTTAATTTTTTTATATTTGAATTCTTTTATACTGCCCAACATACAACTGAATACCTTACTCCTTTAGTTACTGGAACAACTCTATGGGGAAACATAAAATTAGAGGGCCAAACTACCATACTATTCTCGGAGGGTTTTATTCTTAGCGTTTTACCGTTTTTTGGAAAATTAAATTCAAGTTCACCACCTTCATAATCTTCATTTACAAAAAAGATGGCACTTAAAGATCTATTTATAGCACTACAAGAATCATGATGCCAAGTATAATGACCACCTGGACTATATTTTAATATATCAGGTGCAGAAATATTTTCTATTGTTTCTAATGATAAGTTATTTGATTTTAGATATCTATTAAAACTATTTGAAAAAAGTCTATGAAAAAGATTTGAATAGTGTTGCACAGTTTTTGAGGGGTCTTCTGTGGTTAAATGTACTGACTCTACATTTCTTATTTCATTATTTTGTTCAATTTTATTTTTTACAAATATTGGTGTAGGTTTGTAATCAAAAGTTTTCCAAACCTCAAACATGTTTTTAAGCTTATCTATTTCAAGAAGATTATTGTAAACAGATATATAACTAATTTCACTAGACTCTACTTCCATGATTTTTTACTCCAAATCAATTCTTTGTAATTATGTAGAAATTTTCTAACCATTTTAAGTCTTGCCCATCTTTCATCTTGTTTTTGAAAACCTATTTCCATTTTCCAATTATCTCTTTTAAAAGGTATAACTTGAGCATAAGGTGTACCTGCTTTTAAAATTGTTTTTAAGTTAGGGTATTTATCACCATTTATAATTATAGGAAAATTAATGTAACTATCATAATTATCAGTATCAACAATTCCACTTATAATACTAAATCTATCATCTTCATTGTTTAAAGGAGAAGTAAATAAACAAGAATATCCAGGAGGAGTTTTAATAATCCATGGATTTAAAATTTTGTAAAAAGGAAGATTCATATTTTTTTTAACAAAAGGACAACCTCCTTCTTTTCCTCCTAGTTGATTTATGTCGTGTGTTTCTTGGTGTAAATTTACATTTAAATTTTCCTGTACCCCTAAAGTTGCTAATTCTTCAAATGAGTTTTTAAAAAATGAATCTTTTTGGTTTATCTTATTATTATCAAAATTATGTTCAATAATCATATCTCCTGGCATTGAGAGTACATACCCAGTAGTTAAGGTGTCTAAAAAAGGAATACATCCTTTTACTGTTCTTGATTCTATCGTGTGTTCTAATTTTTTATACCAATTTGGTATGTTTAATTTAATGGGTTTAGGGTGGTCTAATTTGAGATCTACATATTTTTTAGGCGCAAGAAACTTAATGATTTTTTGGCTCATTAAATTTTTATATACTCTTTAAGATAATTGTAAAGGACTTATAAATGTAATTGATTTATCATTTAACCATTTAAAAAATTGGTTATTTGCAGGGTAATCAGTAACAGATGAAGTGTCAATTGCGTCTATGTTATTAAGCGTATCTTGAACTTCCGTTTGTTTCCAAGTCGCATCAGATTCTTTATAAGTATTTAATACTTCTTTAAAACTCTCAATTCTTTTTGCTAACATTGAAGGATCACTATCATCTGCTCCTGGAATTGTTGGATCTAAAGGTGCAGAAGTTGAGTAGTTAATTGTATCTCCATCATAAGACGTAGCAATTTTTGTTTCCCATTTTATATTATTAAAGTCATCATCACTTATGTCTATAACATGATAATCACTAATTATTATTTCATTTTGGAAAGCTGCCCAATCACTATCAGTACATATTCTATAGAGACCTGCGTTTTTATTAAATATTGCTTTTGACATTTTTATATCCTATTTCTTAAAATTAAGGTTTGTTTTCCCATACAATTATAGCACCAGATCCTCCAGATCCTCCAGATCCACCACCTTGGTTTTGTAAAGCTGGACCACCAGAACCACCAGAACCAAATTCTTGTCCTGTGTATAATTTTTTCCAAGTAGATGAGTTACTACTAAAATTTGAACCAGGTGCACTTCCTGGACTCCCAGGAGATGTGTTAGAGTTCCAAGCTGGACCACCAGATCCTGCGTTTCCACCGTTAGCTGTTCCTACGTTGGTAAATGTTGTAGCTCCTCCAGCGTTACCTGAATTACTTCCTCCAGGGTTACCACCTTGTTGGTTACCACCACTTCCACCACCACCTACTGACCAAGGGTATGAAACTGGGTGTGTAATATCTTTTGAAAAAAATCCAAAACCACCAGATCCTCCAGATCCTCCAGATCTCTGTTGGGTTCCGCCACCGCCACCTCCACCGCCACCGGTTAGAAGTGCTGCTACGGCCGTTGCTCCAGTACGTGAAGAATAGTTTCCTCCACCATTTGAAGCATTAATAAGAACAAAACCATTACCACCACCGCCACCTCCAGCTGAAGCCGCAGTAAGTCTTCCTTGTGCATCTACAGTAATTTCTGCAGATTCGTAAGTTCCTGGTGTTACAGAAGTATTTGCTAATTTATCTGCAGTGACCGCATCATCAGCAATCATGTCTGTAGCGATCTGAACTTCTGATATTGTTCCAGCAGTTGCAGCCCCTAAGACTCTATTATTTGTTGATGTGTCTTGCATCTTAGCATACGTCACAGCGTCATCTGCTATTTGACTAGTTGCAATCGTACCTGAAATATTTGCAGCAGCAACAGTTCCACCTAAAGTGTCTAATGAAATTTCATTTAAATTTGTTCCATCAGAATATGCTGCGTAAATTTTTGCTTGGTCTAAAGTAAATCCAGTTCCTGATGCAGTTTTAATTGTAAGGTTTGTAGGATTTGTTAAACCTGTTGCATCAAATATATAAAATTTTTCTATTGAATCTGGTATTGTACAAACTGTGCTAGCAGCAATGGTTGCTGAAGCAAATTTAATCACCATGTTTCTTGCATTAGATAATGCACCATCTGACATTACAAGAGCAAGAGTGCCACCACTTGATAGTGTGACTTGTTCGAAACCAGCGATAGCTTGTTGGATTACATTTAAGTTTGTATTTGTTTTATCTCCCCATGTCCCAGCGTTTTCGCCAGTGACCATAAGTTCTAATTTTAAATCTGTTGAATAACTAGATGTCATAAATTTTTATCTCCTAAATAATTACAATTTTACCTCATTTAAGCAGCTCTATCAACTACCGACCAAATATTATTTACTCCAGGATTTACCTCTGCCCAAGCAGTTACATTTACACTACCCACAGAAGCTGTCATTTGTATACCCGTAGGTTCAATAACTGAGGTACCTGTTGCCGTAACAGATCCTATTGAACTAGTTAATTGTTGGCCTCCTACACCTATAATTTGTCCAGGTATATCCGCATGTTGACCAAGAGTCATTGTTAATTGTTGTCCCGTAACCGGCTCAATAGTTGTTTGTTCTAATGCTATGGTTCCTAATGTCATTGTAGCTTGGATACCTGTAACATCTACTGGAGTTTTAAGACCACCCACAGCATTTCCTACAGACATCGTAGCTTGAACACCTGTAACCGATACGTCTACATCTGTTACAACTGGGAATGATGCTGAAGATGTTAAAGCATCAAGTTGGTCTTCTGAAGCTAATACAAATACATCTTGGTCAATTTGAATTGAAAAAGATGGATGAGAGAAAGAAGCGGTTAATTGTTGTCCTGTGACAGATGCAGTAACATCTGTAAATGCCGTCTCTTCACCGATTGAAGATGTTAATTGTATACCTGTAACTTGAATTGAAAAATTATCGCCCCAAGCAAAACTTCCCCAAGCATCCCTACCCCAACCTTCTCCAGTTAGAGTTGTGTCATCAATAGTTACTGCTCCTGAAGAAGAAGTTAATTGTGATCCAGATACAGCAAAACCTTGTCCAGTTCTTTGTATTACACTTCCAACACCTATAGATTCTAGGTTACCGGTGACTGAAACTACGACAGAAGTTCCACCAATAGCTGATCCTTGTGTTGATGTTAATTGTTGTCCAACTGCAGTTACTTGATGATCAATTACGTGGGTTTCGTTTCCTATAGTTGATGTTAATGATACTCCTGTTACCGATACATCAATGTGTCCTTGGTCTCCCCAAGCACCATTACCCCAAGATAAACCACCCCAAGAGTTCGAGGTTAAACTTGCAGCTCCTCCCATACCTGAATGGTTTGAACAATAATAATACATTGATGATGGAGGACCAACTTCTGTTACAACAAACTGTGTGTAAGCTCCAGCATAACCTGGAGTTCCAACATAGGTTACACCTGTTGTATATTCAGTTCCAGAGTTGTGTGTGCCATCAGAGGTTATTGAAAATCTTAAAGGATGGTTTGAGTTCGAAGAATCTGATTGATCAAAACGATAGGTAGCTCCGTAAGCTAAAGGAACAGTAGCTTGTAAAGCTCCGTCTATATAATATCGGTTACCCGATCCAGGGTTAGATACTGTAACAGTAAATGTTGTGTATGACACTAGATCGGGCTCCCATAATTATTAAGCTATTCTTAAAATAGCAGCAGAAGTAGTAAATGCAGGAAACTGAATTGTAAATGTTCCAGATGTTGCAGTTTTATCACTTCCAAAATCTAATACAGCGACTGCATCAGTAGTATTTGAACCACCATCAGTAGTTGTGTTGTAAATTAAAGCGCCTCTTGCAGTAAGAGTTACGTTTTGAAAACTTAGATCAGCAAAATCAGTAATAGCTACTGAAGATGAAACTTTAACACCTTGATTTACTAAGGCAGCTCCACCAGCTGTGTAGTTTGATGAAGTTACTTCATTTGCAGTAATATAGTTTGTTGTTGATTTTCCTAAAGTTGCAGAACTTGTGTACATAGCTAATTTGTAAGTATCAGATGATGTATCAAAGTCGTGCTTTCCTTGGAGTAATTCTTTTTTAAAAGAATCACAGATTGCGTTTGTTGTTATTGCCATAATTATTCTCCTTTAAAAATTATTGGTTTGGAGAAGGAGAAGGTACTACCACTCTAGGCACACCATCATCAAACTCCGCTCGTCTTCTTCTGCCCATTTGTTGTAGAGCAAAATTCTGTACTTCTTCAGTATACTTTGTTTGATATAGATTGTATAGATTGTCTGGTCCTTTTAAAAACCTATATGCTTCTGCTAAAACTCCGTGTAATAGCATAGACTCTTGATAAGTTGATAAGAAAGTATTGTTTGTAGAAGTAAATTGTGGTGGATCAATAATATAATTTATCTGTACCTCTAAGGCTGAACTTGGCACAGGTGCTACTAACAAATTAAAATCATCCCAATTAGCCCAATATTTAGGAGTTCCTGTTGCACCTTCATTATTGTATTCTGATATAAAACTTGTATCTCTTTTCTCTAAAAAAGTTCTGTTTCCACTTCCATCTATTACTTGTACAGATCTGATAATTGTTAAATCAGAAGGTAAAGAAACATAACGATTATTAGCAGTAAAATTAGATGTAGAATATTTTCTTAAATCATCATAATCAACTCTACCCGCAACATCTAATTCAACAGATCTAATAAAGTCTTGAATTATAGCATCAGTTAAAACATTACTACTAACTTCTGTGTAGTTTCGAACCTGTGTTAAAAAATTTGAATGTGTTATAGCCATTATGAAATACTTACCGTTACTGGATTAATTGTTGATATTAATTGTCTTCTTCTATTTTGTAATGAGGGATCTTCTGGAACCATGCTATGTATTGTAGTTGTAATACCATTAGAGGTAACATTAAAATCTTGTGTTCTAAAAGCAAAATCTCCAGGTAATGATAAATTTGCAACTCCTACATGAATACCACCAGAGTCTGAAATTGTTTGATCATTTGAAAATTCTTGAGTTGGTTGTTGGGTTGTCATAGTTCTTGGGTTTCTCAATGCCACTGCATCTGCTTTATGATAAGGTGGATCAAGTTGTGGGTGTTTGGGTTCAAACTCAGATATATGCACTAAAGAACCATTCCATTCTTTAACCATCTCCTTGTAAGGAAATGCTTGTCCAGATCTATCAGAAATAGCTTTTGATCTTTTACCAGTTGCGAAAGACATTATACACCATCTCCAAAATATGTTTGTGGTGAGATATAAACTGAAGTTCTTGAACCGTCTTCGTTTAATGCTCTAAGTAATTCATCTTCATATAATTGTTTTAATAACTGTATTCTATCTGGTGCTCTTTTTTGTGCTAAATAATATGCAAGACCTGAACACATACAAGGCAAAAATCTATAAGCTACATCAGCTGTTTTTGTAAAGCCACCTGCATCTTCTATTCTATTTATTGTATAAAATTTTAATGTTGTATAAGTTGTTGCATCAGGAGCTAAATATAAACTAATTGT